GTCGCCTTTTTCCTTTTCCTTTGTCCCCATGTAGTAGGGGGGGGATTCGTACGTTAGCGACTTTTTACTAGCTCAATTAAATATTCTTTACTTAATAAACCTGCATCTGCCATTTTATGATGCATAGTACATAAACATATTAAGTTATTATCATCTAATAGTTTATTTGTATCTTGCCTTACCTTTTCTATATGATGTACTTCTAGGTTATTATAATTGTATCTGCCTTCATCTTTACATACTGCACATAACCACATACTATCTTCCCTTATTTGTTTTGATTTGTTTGTCCACTTTCTTGTACTTCTTAATCTATCTTCTTTGGTCTTATAATCTTTATATACTTTACCTTTATTACATTTGTATTTTGTGTCATGTACCTTGCCACATCTACTACAAGCCTTCCACATATAATCACCTACTTAATATAATAAAAAAATCGACCTTCTAAAATCGATTTTAAGCCCTTTTAATTTAGTTGGTAAGGTATTTATACCTTTAAAAATAAGTGTTGGCTAGTACAACACTTTTATATATCAAAGGAGATATAATGCAAAACAATTTATATTAATATTAACTAGCATTTATTAATAACTTAATTAAATAAACTATAACCTGTATTTGGTCCATAGATTCCATCTGCACTTAATCCATGATTTGCTTGGTAGTTTCTTACTGCTCTTTCTGTTGCTGCATAATATAATCCATCTACACCATTTGTATCATAACCCCTACAATACAACATAGCTTGAATTGATTTTGTTATATTACCTTCTGCACCATATCTTACTATTGGTGTTGCATTATATGTTGCATTTCCAAATATACCATCTACATCTAAACCTGCACCATATTGTTCATTTAATTCTATTTGATATACTTGTGTTATTGCTCTTTTAGTTTGTGGTCCATAGTAACCATCTACATTTATACCTAAACCATATTCATTGCACCATTCTTGTATATCTCTTATTTGTTCATCTCCACTTGGTGTTGGTGGTTCTGGTGGTGTTGGTCCTGGTTCTACTTCATATTGTGGTCTTGCATAACATTTAATATATGAACTATATCTTGAATAAGATTTAGCTGCTACACCACCACCATTTGCTACAAGTCCAGTTGCACCAGATGTATTACCTTCTATTGTATATACTCTTGATTCATCATAATCTGTTACTATTCCTATATGGTCACAGTCACCAAATATAATTAAATCACCTACTTTAGGTGTATTTGCAATTTGTCCATTATCTCTAAACCAATTATATGCTTGTGTTACCCCTGCAGTCCAACCATTTAATAGTTCACCTGCTTTATCTACACCAAAGGCTTGTACAAAACACCAATCTATAAATACTTTGCACCATGCATAACCTTGTTTTGGTCCATTATATACTTCTAGTTCGTCCATTTCTTTTGCATATTTTGTTACATTATCATTTCCTGCACCTTCTGTTTTATCATATATTACTTCTGGATTCTCATTATATGCTTCCCATGACTTTTCTAAATAGCCTACTTCTTCATTTGCTATATTTAAAATATCATTTTCCATACTATTCCCCTTTCTTAATAGCAATTGTTTCAACCTTTTTATTGTATTGTAAACTTGAAATACCAAGTATTACACCTAAAAATGCATCTATTGCCATAATTGTTCCAGATATAGCTTCTGCATAAGGTAAATTCCATATTCCAGCAAGTGCAAGATATAAAGTTGCTAGTGCTGGTAATAATATTTGTGCGATCCATTTAAGTACATCATATACTTTATTTGACATTGTAATCACCTTCTTTCTTTTACAACTTATAAACTCTATGTAATGAAATACCCCAAATAAACCAGGCTAATATAGTAAGAAGCACCTATATCTTTAATATTTCACTACATACAATTCATAAATTTAAATATAAAAAAAGAAGGTTTTTACCCTTCTTTGCTAATAAAAAATTATTGGACTAGCAATAATTTTATTATTTAACCTATTAACATTATAACATTGTAAATTATTTCTGGTTCGGCTTTTTTTCGTTCATTTTTTCTATTTCTTTGTCACTTTCACCTGCAACTTTGCATGATGCATAAAGTAATAATGCAGTTATTGTAAATATTATACCTAATATAAAACCTAATAACATATACTAACCACCTTCTTCTAATAGCTCTTGCAAATATTCTTTTGCAAATATTGCTTCTTTATAATCATCTGTTAATGCATAAGTTCCTTTATAATGTTCTTTTGTATTTTTTATAATTAATTCTAATTCTTTTATTTTTAGTCTTATTTTATTTTTACTAATATAATTTTGTTTGATATATTCCTTTATTTGCATTTCCATTTTTTTCACCTACTTCTTTAATATATTTACAATTATCATCACCTGTAAAATAAGGTAATTCTAATCTGTTGCAGCCAAGACATATTCCTTTTTCTATAAATTCTTTACATTTACCCTTTAATTCTTGCATATTAATTTTACACCTTCAAATTTATCTATTTTATTAAGTTGATTCCATTCTTCTTGACTTATTTCTATTTCCTTTGGGTATTCATGATTTACTATTGCCATTGTTTTAATTCTTTTTCTTATTTTATTTTCTATATTCATTATTTTACCCTTTCAAATTTTTCTTTTTTTGCCTTTTCATCAAAGAATTTTTTTAATGTAGGTTCTAATTCATCATAATTATCTAGTATTTTTCTTATATTGATTGTATCTTGTACTTTTAAATAGTCTTTTTGTTAAAGTGCTTTTTTGCCTTCTTCTTTTAATACATTATTTAATTTATAAAATAACATCTCATTCATTTAATTTTCCTCCTCTACTAATTTTGTAAAGTATTCTATTATTTCTTCTTTATTAAATCCGTATTCACTAACTGTATCCATTCTGTATATTGCTTTTGCCATTTCATATATTATTTTGTCTTGTTTTTCTATTAGATTTAATATTGAGTCTATGCTTTGTTCACTAGGGCTTAAACTTTTAAGTTCTTCTATTGCTTTCTTTTCTTCTAATCCATATACTTCCATTTATAACCTCCTGCCGTTTTAGTTCTTCCTTTTAGACACTGTATTATATTCGTATTTGAAATTTTATTTAATTTTCCTGCCTCCACAATAGTGTCATATTTTTCAATTAATTGATTATTTTCATTATACTTTCCTACTTTTTTAGCCATATAATGTTCTTTTCCTCTTACTGGTTTCATTAAATTATTTTTTAATGCGTGATGTATATTATCTTTACAATTACACCATTCTAAATTATCTACTCTATTATCTGTTTTTATTCCATTTATATGATTTACTTGTTTATAGTTATTTGGATTTTCAATAAATGTTTCTGCTATAATTCTATTAACTCTCCTTGTTTTAGATTTACCATTTTTACTTAATACTACTTCTAAATAATTATCATGATTTGCACAAGCTTTTAGAATTATTCCTTTTATTTTAGTTTGCATTTCCCCGTATCTTCCTTTTGTGTGCTTAATTCTGTCTAAACTTTTTATTCTTCCTAAATTACTTGCTTGATAAATACCTTCATAACCTTTAATGTCTTTCCAAACTTCTTCACTTAACATAGATTATTTCCCCATTTCTTGTAATTTTTTATATTCTTCATCTGCATTTTTTATAGCTTTATCTAATTGTTCTTTTGTAGTTTTATCTAAATCCTTTAATATTTCTAATATTTCTTTTGGTTCGTTTATAGGCATCTTATTCTCTCCTATTCTATCCAATCAATTTCTATTTCATCCTCCCATTTTGTTATAGTTCTTGATTGAATTTTTAATTTTGAATAATTTTTGAAAACTTTTCTATGATGTTTAAAATAATGCTTTGCACTTTCTATATCTCTAAATTTTCCTTCTCTATACCATTTTTCAGTATCTTTTTTAATCCTGCAATACTATATTGTTTCCAAGTTTCTTCTTCGTTCATTTCTAATTACCTCCGTTTTAGTTATTATAAATTTCATATCCTTTTTCTCTTAAAGCATTACATATTGGTCTAAATGTCATATCATAATTGTTCCAAGTATAATGAATTATCGTATCATATATCTCTTTCTGTTTTTCTTTATCTTTAGTAAAACTATTCAACATTTTGTCTATACTTCTTTCTTTTGGTCTTATAACTCTATAATCAACATAATCGCTATCTTCTTCTTCAAATATATCCATATATAGATGTTGTATTTTTGCTATTTTTTGAAAATCTAATTTTATTTTTTCATCTGCATTCATATATCTTAATTCCTTTCTTCTAATAAAAATACATATTCACTCTTCTTTTATAACAGTGTTTTAACATATTAAGCCATAATTCGTGCATATTATAAAAATTCATTTCTATATAGTTGTGTCCTTGCATTTCTATTTTTAAATTTTTCATTACATCATATATTTTTTTACATTCTTTTGGTGTTAATTTTCCATCGCAATCACTATGCCATAAAAATATATCTAAATCATCATTGCATAATGTATTCCATTCTTTTATTTCATCAATAGCTAAATCTTCTTTAAATGTTTTTTGGTATAATTCGCCTAATCTTTTATTATATGCAGTTGCTATTTCTTTTCTATAATTATTAAAGCGGAAATATCCACTGTGATATGTTTCTTCATATGATAATCCTTTTATACTAACATCTAATCCCATTTACATACCTCCATTTATAATGAACAATTATCTTTTCCTGTTATTGTATAATTATTTAATTGTTGTTGAATTTTACTCTCTTTTTGTTTTTCTTGTAATTCTTGTAATTCTAAATTTAATTTTAATATATATTCTTCCTTTGTCATATCTACACCTCATACTTTACTTGATTAAATTGTTCTTTTGTTACTATATCTTTTATTTGATAATCTGTTAATGTTTTTACTTTCTTCGTTTCTATATCAATTTTATCTAAATATACATAACCACTCATAATTCCTGTTACTTTAATTCCATTTACATAGTCGCCTTCTTCTATTAGTTCTATTATATTTGGACTATGTTTTACTACATAATTTTCTGGATTTGTTATATTACCTCTATTTTCAAAAGTGTACCAACTATAATCATTACTACTATCTTTATGTTTTGTAATATATCTGTCAAATGTTCCTCTATTTGTTCTAACATATTCTCCATTTATTAATTTATTTGGATTTATTTTAATTTCTTCCATAATTTACACCTTACCCATCTATATATTTTTCTGTAATCTTTCTTAATTCTTCTTTTTGTTTCATTCTGCTTGGTCTAAATGTTGCTGCTTTTACTTCAAAATCAACCTTAACATCATCTGTATATTCAACTTCACATTCTTGGTATAATTCTTGCCTTCTAACTGTTCTATCTCCATTACTTGAATTTTCTACTATTAAATATTCATAATATGCTTTTGATGTTATCTTTTCCGCTTCTAATTCTACTTCATCTAAATCATTTGATGATTTTATTAGTTCCCAACCTTTTATTTTATTTTGTGCATATAGTTTATACATCTTCCCTTTCGCCTTTCTCTTTATTTCTTAAACTTCTTATAAACTCTTTATATGTCATTACTGGATTATATTCATCTGTTGTTTCTACTTTTAAACCTTGTTTAAATTCATATCTTTTCATTGCTATTCTTAAATAGTTTACATCTACATATACCCTACCTGTTTTCTTTGGATCAATTCCATAACCAAGTTTATTTAAGTCATCTACTTCAATGTAAACATCTTCCCTACCATTTCTTGTTTGCTCTGTAATTTCTTTATCTAGTTTTTCTAATAAATCTTTTGTTTCCATAACTACCCCCCTATATTTCACCATATTCTATTGCAGTTAAATAAATTATTTTATTTTTCATGTTATAATAAGCATCTTTCTTTATGTAATCATACATTTCTGCATATACTTGACTATGTCCCTTGATAAATATTATTTCTGCTATTTCTTTTTCATCTTCATTTAATTTACTAAATGCTTTTTCTATTTTATTTATTTTATCTGTTACAATTAAAATTGATTTTGATGTTATTAGTTTTTCTGCTTTTCTGTATGTTGTATCACTTGTTTGGTTTCCACGTGGTTGTCCATCACTTGCAGAACCTTCAAGTAATATATCATTTTGCAGTTCTATCAATTTTTTCTTATTATATTCATAATTGTATAATTCCTGTGTTATATAATTTTTTACGTGTTTTGGTAACTTATAAATTTTTTTCATTGGCTTTTTCCCCCATATTAAACAATACTTTTAATTCACCTTTAGTAAAACTTTCCTTAAAACCAGTTTTTTTATTTTTAAATAAAATATAATTTTCATATTCCTTTATAAATATATATTCTTTATCTTTTATCACATATGTTTTTGCCATTGTTCTTTCTCCCTATTTAATTAATTTTAATTCATAATCTTTATACTTGTATTCAAATAACTTACGTTTCAATTTAAATACATCTGTTTCTATTCCTTTTACATCTTCTACTATTACTTTATCATCTTGAATATATCTAAAATCTGCAATGTATTCTATTTTTCTATAAGTCTTACCATTCTTTTTAAAACTTTCCTGCAATAGAAATTTAGGTTGTAGTTCTAATTCTTGTATATCTCCATTTTTTAATAATAGCCTTAATTCTAAATATCTGTTTGATTCTGCTTTACTATCAAATGTTATTCCATCTATTATTGTTTTCTTATTTTTATATTTATTAAAATACTTCATATGTTCCCCCTTATGAAAAAAGGGACTAAACTTATTTTAAGCAGTCCCATGTTGCATTTTATATTTTTATTTCTTCTTTTGCTTTTAATGCTTTTTCATATTCTTCTTTAGCATATTTTAATTTTGCTGCATAAAGTTCTGGTTCTATTGTTTTTAAATAATTTATTGGTCTATCATTTCTTAATGTTAATTCTTCTTTATTCCAACTTAATTCTAAATTATCAAATAACATTTTTATTAAACATTTATATCTATCATTTATTGTTGCATCATATCTTGTATCTTGTATTATTTCATGTATTAATCTTATAAACTCTTTATTCATTTGTGTTAGTCCCCTTAATTATTAAAATGGTAGTTCATCATTTATTGCATTAAAATTTGGTACAAATTGTTCTTCTGGTTCTTCTTGTTTTGTTGATGGTCCACAGAAATATACTTCTTCAACTATTATTTCATTTGTATAATGTTTCTTACCATCTTTATCTTCATAATTATTATTTTGTAATCTTCCTATTAATGCGATCCATTGACCTTTATGGAAATATTTTTCTATAAATTCAGCAGTTTTACCAAATGCAGTTAAATTAAAGAAATCACTTTCATTTTCTTTTGACATTTTTCTTTTTACTGCTACATTAAAACTTGCTATTATTTTACCGTTTGGTGTATATCTTGTTTCAACATCTTTAGTTAATCTTCCTAATATTTCTAATTTATTCATTATTAAATCCCCCTATAAATAACTTTGTCCTATTAAATTTATAAAATCTTCCCTTGTATGATTTTTTTCATATTCCTTTTGGTATAATTGTTTTAATTGTAAGTCCATTTCCCTATTTTTATGTACAGAATTATTTGACATATTATGATGTGCTGCACATAAACCAACACAAAATCCATTTTTTATACTTGTCTGCCTTCTGCTACCAAAGTATACTTCATGTATTGCTTGTCTTGGTCTGCTGCAAAAGTAACATCTATCTAGGTTGTTAAGTATGCTATATCTTTTCATACTAACACCCCCACATTTTTATCAAATTATCTATTCTTTCTTGTGGTTCTGTTTCTATGTCTAATTGCTTACATTCTTGAATTACTAAATCAATAAGTCTTGCCATTGATTTTGTATCATATGTACTTGATCCATAATAAGTAATTACATTTGTATAACCTTTTAATTTACTTGGTGTTGTTTCTGTTACCCAACCTAAACCATTTTTTGACCATGCATTCCTAAACTTTTCAACTGCTTCATCTTTTATTGGTATAACTTCATAATCACCTATATTTTTTATTAAATCTTTGTATATATCTTCTTTTGGTATATTTAAAATTTTTTGTATTTCCCCTATTAACACCCACATATATGCATTTGCATCTAAACTTCTTTTGTTATAATATTTTGTGATGTCTAGGTTCAATTTTAAGCCTTTTAATTCTTCAAGCCTTATAATTTCATTACTATTTAATAAAAACGTAATCTGTGGCATTCTCGTTTGAATATCAAGGCTTATGTCTTTTATTTCACCTAAATATTTCATTTTTTATAACCCCAACATTAAATTCATACAATTTTTTATGGTTTCATCACCTTTTTCATATAACCAGTTAGCATATTTACCATCTGTATCAACTATTTCTTTTAAAGTTTTACCTGCATATTTACCAAATGTTAATTTATATTGTTCTGCTTGTTCTTTTGTTTTTATTTCTTCTTTTGGTTGTGATAGACTTGCTGCATCATCATCTTCTGTTGCAAGTCCAAATGCTAAAAGTAAACTATAACGTCTTGCATATGTTAATGCACTTCCCTGTTCTTGTGCTGGATTCTTAACACCTTGTAATGTTGCTTGTACTACTCTACAACCACGTTTAGGTTTATCTTCCCATTTCCCATCTATAAATCTGTAAGTTAATATATAATCTTCACCATTTTCTGCAGTTTCTATTTCTTGAAAATATTTCATATTATTTTTTTCTAAATATCTATGTATTTCTGCTATGTCTGTATATTTATAACCATAACCTTCTTTATTTTTAGTTAAGGTTGTTTCTATTTTTTCTTCCATGTTATTCCCCTTCTATTAAAATTGACTGTTCCAGTATTCCCTTTGCTGCTCTTTTTCTTCCCTGTCATACATTTCTTGTAATTGTATTTCTATTTCTTCTTTTTCATTTTGTGCTTGATACATTATTTCTTGCAGTTGTTCTATATAATCCATGTCATCAATGTCATCTATCAAATTTCTTAATGTACTTTCAATGTTATCAAGTTCATCATATTTTTCTTGTAAATCCATTGATTTTCCTTTCCTTTGGTGATAAAATATCACTAATATTAAATTTTATCTATGTACTTTTTTTATACGTTTATGTGGCTAGACATGAACGTATATTTTTTTTAACATTTCATCTATTAATGCATCTATTTTGTCTAATTGTTCTTTTTGTTCTTCTGTTGTTGCATTTAATCTTAATGATTTATTATAATCTTGTAATTTGAATAAGTGTTCTAAAAGTTCTTGGTTTTCCATTTTTATTCACCCCCTTTGCAAATAAAAATATTATTACTATCTTTTTTTAACTTTTCTATTTCCTGTGATGTATAAAATACTTGTGAATTGTCTTTGAATAAGTTTTGAACTGTTTTATAGATATGTTCTAATTTCCCTTTGGTAACAGTCCCCCTAATAACCATCTAATCACCCTTTTTGAATAAATAATCTAGTGTATATTCTGTGTTTAACTTTGCATTTATTAAATCTTGTATAAGTTCCATTTGTCCTAATGTCCAACTTGTTTTCCCCATTTTTTTATCGTTGAAACATTGCCTTGTAATTCCTATATAATTTGAAACTTCACCAGTCTTTATTCCAGCACGTGCAAGTTCTGCTGCTAAATTCCTATACAATTTTTCACCCCCTTTACAAAGTTAAATGGTATCATTTACCTTTGTTAATGATAATTGAATTATATATCTAATATTTACAATAGTCAACACTTTAAGTCAAAAAATTTTAATTATTTTATAATGTTAAATTTAATCTTGTATTTTGTAAAATATTTGTGTACTTTTTTTATACTGTTTTGGTAATATTTGTTTTATAATATTACTAAAATAAAAAAAATTGTAGGAGATTTACACATGGATTTTTTAACTAATTTACAAAGGCTAATGAATGAAAATAATATATCACAAAATAAATTAGCGAAAGAACTTGGTATATCAAGTGCAACTATTACTTTATGGAAGAAACGTGGGTGTGACCATATAAATATTAATACTTTATTTAAAATTGCAAATTATTTTGGTATTACTGTTGAAGAACTAGTACATGGTCCCAAAAAAGTTTATGGAAGTATTACTTTTACAGAAAAAGATTTTACAAAATATGAACTTAATATTATATTAGAATTTAGTAAATTTTTAATTGCTAATAGATATATTGAAAAAGAAATTGAAATATTAGATTTTAAGGAATTAGAAAAAATAAAAAGAAAAAATAAAATAGGTTAGAAGGAAATGACAAAATGAATATTGCATTATATTTAAGAAAGTCACGTGAAGAAGAAATAGAAACACGTGAAGAAACTTTGGCAAGACATGAACGTATTTTAGAAGATTATTGTACTAAAAATAATTTAACTATTATAAAAAAATATAAGGAAGTAGTTTCTGGTGAAAGTATTGAAAATAGACCACAGATGCAGCAACTTTTACAAGATGTACAAGCTGGATTATATGATGGTGTAGTTGTAGTTGAACTTGAAAGACTTTCACGTGGTAATCAAATTGACCAAGCGGAAATATTGGAAGTTTTCAAAAAATCTAAAACTAAAATATTTACATTAAATAAAATTTATGATTTATCTAGTGATAATGATTTTGATGAAGAATTTTTTGAATTTGGTTTATTTATGTCACGTAGAGAATATAAAATTATTAAACGTAGGCTGCAACGTGGTAAACAACAAGCATTTAAAGAAGGTTATTTTACTTCTGCTACTTGTCCATATGGTTTTACTAAAACTAGAATTGATAAGGGTTTTGTACTTATTCCAGATGAACATGAAAGTAAAATTGTAAAATTAATATTTAATAAATTTGTTGTAGAAGATTTAGGCATATTTGCTATATGTAAATATTTAAATGATAATGGTATTAAACCACGTAAAGCAATAGACTGGCAACCTAAACGTATTAAAATGATTTTAAGAAATAGAACTTATATAGGTTATCTTGGTTGTAATTATTATTCTGGTTATGCTCATGATTATATAAAAGGCAAACATGATGGTTTTATTGATGAAACTATATTTAATAAGGCACAAGATAAACTTGATTCACAAATGTCAAAAGAAAAACCAACAACTAGACTTGCAAATCCACTTTCTACTTTTACTAAATGTGGTGTATGTGGTAGAACTATGAGATCCACGTATAGTACACATAGAAAAAAGTATGTGCTGCAATGTTTAACACATAATTGTCCAACTATTACTTCAAGTTTAGAAAGTGTAGAAAAACAAGTTATAAAAGAACTTCAAGATGAACTAAATAATTTTAATTACTTTTTAGAAAATTTTAGTGATGAAATAAGTAAAAAGAAAATTATGATAGATAATGAAATAAAAATACTAAAAACAGAAATTAATAAAAAAGAAAACATGATTAATAAATGCTGCGAAATGTTAGAAGAAGGCATCTATACCAAAGAAAAATATTTAAGTAGGGTAAATGTATTAGAAGAAGATTTAAAAGCCTTAAAATCGAATTTAGAAGCCCTTAAATCTACTTCATTTGATGAAAGTGATAGATATGAAAAAGCAATACCTATATTAAGTGAAGTTTTAAATCAATATTGGACTTTAGAACCTGCAGCAAAAAATCAATTATTAAAAACAATTATTGAACGTATAAACTATACTAAAAGTAAGAAAAATACAAGGCATAATATTGACCAAAATTTATTTGAATTAGAAATATTTTTAAAAATTTAGTACAAACTCTTTACTTTTTATTTTTTTTAGTATAATATTTAGAAAAGTAAAGAGTTATCATTGTACTGGTTACTCATAGAGTAAGTTTTGATAACTCCCTAAATTAAATATAAGAGGGTATAAAAAAAGGGCTTTTAATTACTGATAATAATTAAAAACCCAGTTGAAAGTTATCACCACTAACTCACAACCATTTACTGAATTATATCACAAATTTGGTAAATTACAAGACTTTAAGATAAATTTTAAGGGTTAGGAATAAACTTTCTAACTCTTTTCTTTGTTTTTAAAGCATATAGGTTCAAAGTAAAAAAAATCCATAAGGTGTGAACTAGCCAATGCTATAAAATAGTTTCGGTGCATATAGAAATTCCTTTTACTTTCTATTCACCGTCAAGTTAGGGAATGGAATGTCTAACTATAAAAAACAGGTACAGGTTGGCTTGGCTAGGTATGGGCTATGTAAGGGAAACTGGACTAGCGTGTTTCAATGCTTACATACAGTAAAAGGAATAAGCGAAAACAACTCATTTATACGTTGTAATCACTTTTTAAGGCTCTATTCGTAGGGCTTTTTGTGTCCAAAAACAAAATCCGTACAATCTATTTACCGTTGTAATCATTTAAATCAGTAATTTAAAGGTTGTAAATAAAATTAAACAAATAAGTTGATTGAAGTTTTTGAGAAACAAAAAAATAAAAACTTTATAAGTCAAATAATTAATAAATTTTAACCTATAAAAAAAGACTAGGTATTAAACCTAGCCTATCTTTTTAATTCATCTTCAATTAAAGTAACCCTATTTTCTATCTTATACATTCTATCAATTAAATTATTATGTTTGTTTACTTTATCTTCTAATTTATCAATTCTATATATAGTTAATTTAGTATTTTGTCTATTACTTAAAATGGTAGCAATTAAACTTGGAACTGCTACACATAAACCGACTTATAATAGCTACTGTTATTTCCATTTATTAATCACCACCTTCTATATTTAATGATTCAACCCACATTATTATTTCATTTAAAGTAGTTGCATTTTCTGTATATAAAAGTGGTTGAATTGTATCATTTGCATTTAACTGTCTTAATATTGTACCATTAGCAGTAAGTCTTTTACTATTAGTTTGCCATATAGTTTGTTCTGGATTATCTGCTGTACTTCCATTAATTGAAATACCCACACAACAGTTATTTGATCCAGATGAAATATCTGCCCAACGTGCATTAAATGATATTTTATAAATACCATCTTTTAATACTTTTATAATATTGTTTTGTTCAATTATTGTTCTTTCACTTTTTAAATTAAAAGTATCAAATGTTATGGTAGTAAAAAAGTTATTTGAAACTTCAACTGCACTTGCAATTGCTCTACCACAGTATCTTGTATTTTGGCTACCATCTATTTCTACACTTCTTTCATATTGTGGGAAACAATTAAAACCTGTACTTGATAACCTTCTGTCATAATAAGTAATAGGCATACCTTTATCAAGGAATAAATTATAAGTTGTTGAACCTAATCTATCAGTTAATATAACCCTTATGTCCCATTGGTATAAATTATCTACTGTAAATTCTGTTTGTTGGTAATTTGTTAATTCTTCAAGTGCTGAATAAGTTGTATCTGTAACTTTTTTATATTGATATTGTATTAAAAGTGTATTTTTACTATCAATACTTGAAAATGTTGCATTTACTGTTATGTAAGTTTCACTATAATAGTTATTTTTTCTATTTAAAGTAATATTTGCAGTTGGAAGTACCCAGTCAAGTATAGTTATATTCTTTGTTGTACTTGCAGTATTTCCCCTACTATCTGTTAATGTAATTGTTGCAGTTGCATTACTTGAAATATTTACTGTTCCATAATCTAATGTTGTATTAGAAGCGGTTGTACCAGTTAAATTTTTATTTTTAGTTACACCATTTAATGTAACTTGTACTTTTGATAATGTTGCATATTTATTTGCAGTTAAAGTACCAAATGTAAATGCTAAATCACTATTGTTTCTTATAATTTGTTGGTTGTTTTGTGTAATTGCTACTGTTGTTGAATTATTATCTTTATATGTAACATTTGATATTGCTGGTTTAACATTATTTACATTTACTGAATAAATACCACCAGTTTTAGTTATTGCACTTGATCCATATGTTACCCTTACTTTATATGTACCACTATTGCTATTTGGTATACTTTTATATAAATTATCTATTGTAGTTGCACCAGTATAACCACTAACTGATGTACCTGTTCCTGTCCATGTATCTACTGTACTATTGTCATTACCTATTATTTGTACTGTCATACTTCTATTTAAAGGATTATATAATCCTATTGTTAATGTATTTCCTATTGTAAAATTAGGCATTGAACTTGCATAAGGGTAGTTATAAGTTGCTACTGCTAGATTTGAACTATCTGTTGTTAATTGACTGTCTTTTCTTCTTACTCTTGTTTTAATGTTGTAAGTAGTATTTGCTGCAAGATTATTTATTGTATATGAACCACTTGTACTATTTACACTACCAACTGCAGCCCATGATGAACCATTATTTGTTGAATACCATATATAATCTATTGTGCTATCACTTGACCAGTTCATTCTTATTGTAGTTTCTGTTTTACTTGATAAACTTTGATTTGCAGTTGCATATCTTGGTATTTTAGTTAATGTAACATTAAAACCTTGTGAACTTGAAGAAAATCTATTATGTGAAATATAAGAAGAAACATATATTGTTTTTGAACCATCTGCATTATGTGGTATATTTACTGTTTGGCTAAATACTTGTGTATATGAATTATATGTAAATTCTTGGTCTGGTGTAATTTCTTGACTATAATTTGTACCATTAATTGTACAATAACAAGTTCCGCTTCCATATGTTGTATAACCTGTGTTAGTTCTCCATACTTGTACTTGTACTGTTACATTTGAAGTATTATTTGCTATACTTGTTGAATTTTCTGTAACTACTATTCTATATTTAATATATTGATTACTTGTATCAAAATTTGGACTTGTTGCCACTTATATTCACCCCCATTAGTTTGCAACAGAAACAAGACCGATTCCATCACTTGTTATATTATTATTATCATCATATAAAGTAATTGGAATAAATCTTAATTTATTGCAAAGTGTTATTTCTTCTTCTATTACCGATTTTTTCATATGAAATTCATCTTTATCTACCCAGTAAACTTCATTTCCATCACTATCATAACCTACAAAACCTACTTCATTGTTAATTAAAATATATGAACCATCTAAACCATACATTTTTAAACCATTTTTATCTAATTGTCCAAGTAAGTTATTTGCTTCATCATATATTTCTAATTGTCCATAATCATTTAAATTTGAACCTAATTTTAAAGTACCACCTTTTATTAAATCTGCAGTCATGTTTATTACATTTATTTGTTCCATATTTAAAACATTATCAATAGTCCATGCAGAACTAAATGGTCCATTTATACCATTTTGTGAAAAGCCTATACCACCATTATTTATCATGATTACATTTCTTGCTTGTTCTTTTGGTAATGTATCAACTACAAGTATTTTATCACCTTCATAAATACAATATGATGAACCAAGTGCATTCCATATTGTTTCTTGTGCTTGTTGTAGTTCTGCAGATAATGTAATACTTAAATTATTTGTTTCTTCTTTTACAATGCTTTCCGTTTGTGAGTTAATATTTGAAATTAAATCACCTAATTTCTTTTTAAAATTACCAAATTCAAGTTCTGTATATTGGCCAAGTATGCAGTCATAATCATATGCAATAACATTTGTCATTATATTTACACCTAGTCTTTCATCAATGACTTCTACTGTATCACCTATATCTGTTATTTTTTCTAAATTGGCTTTTAAAGTATAATTTATTTGTGGTAGGCAATTTATTTCTATATAATCTTGTGCTTGTTGCCTTAAATCATCTAATAAGGCTTGTTCATATTGTTCTTGGTCTACATTACCTTCATCATCTGTATAATCTTCTTCATTTATATCTTGATTAAATGAAACAGTCTTTGTATAAGGTATATCATAAACTGTATCACTATAAATATAATTTTCATCTAATAATAACCCATCTTTTCCAACTGGCATTAATTTTGTAACTACATTGTCCCAGTTTTCTTCACAAGTAATATCTTTTAAATTTTTTGCATATCTAACTGTAACACCATTATCTTGACCAATTGCATTTAATATTTGAATTGAAAAGTTATTCCTAACTAAATGACCACCCCAACGTTCTATAACTGTCTGTATTGCTTCATAAAGTGAATTTCTAACACATCTATATGAATATAATGATGTTATGTTTGAAAGTGTTGTAAAAGGGCTTACATTGTCTGTTGAATTATTTAAATGGTCTAGTGCATCATTACAATTTTTATTTACTACATAACTATCTGCAATTAAATAATTTTTTGTATCATAAAATACATGATATGCTTTTATAGTTATTTTAGTTTTAGTAATTTGTGGATTTGTAATTCTAAATGCTTGTTCACCTTGTGGTGTATTTGCCACTATAATTCTATTTGGTGTTAAGTCATCTATATAAGATAAATCAGTTTCTAAATCCAAATAAAAAGGTCCATTATCTTCTTTATGAACCTTTGCTTTTAATGGAATTATTATTTTATCACCATTTGATGTAAATACTTTATCAGTTGAACTAAATAATTTAATCATTTATTTAATCACCTTCTTTTTTTAATCTGTTGTTTTTGTATATTCTATTATTAATTCAACATCATATTGGGTTTGATAATCACTAACATAATATTGAAGTGCAGTACCTGAAGTATATGGCATTGAATTATTTCCTGAAGATGAATGAAAACCTATGATAGGATATTGATTACCATTAGAAACACCTTTTAGTTTTCCACCAAAATTCTTTATATCTATATTTAAAATTTCCGCAATATTATTAAAACTTGTAACAGTACTTGTTGTAAAATTATAAACTTTCCTATAAAGTGGTTTACCATTTATCCATGTTCCTATTCTAACTTCATTTGTACTATATATTTCATTTTGTGGTATAAATTCTTCATATACATCATTTTCATTTAATATATATTCTTTATCATCTACATAAGGTTCATAAGTTGTTGCTTCTGTACCTAATTCTATTTGAATAGTATCTAATATTTGTTGTTCTGTTAAAGTATCTAGTGTAGTTGAATAATAATTTACTACTATATAATTATAATTTGTTACATCAACAGTTAATTCTGTTCCTTGATTATCAACATCGTGTATGAAAGTAGCACTACCACCACTTGTAGGATAACCTGTTGATGCACTTATTCCAAATCTTTGTGATGAAATTTTACTTATAGTTATTGTTGTATAATTTGAAACATTAAATATAAATCCTTTTAATGTACTTGCAGTTTGATATGATGTTCCACCAATTCCAACAAATAATGAAGTAGATATATAATTGTTTTTATCAAATAAATTACTGCTATGTCTTAACCATACCTTTTTTCTATCTGTACTAGGTTCTGTTGGACTTACTATAACTTGATTTTCTTCTATTGATATATTTCCACTACCTAATAATGATGTACTATTTATAGTCTTAATATTTGTACCACTTACTAAAGTATCTTGTTTAGCAGCAAGTGCAGTATTTACATCATCTAATGCATCATTTACTGCATTTACTGAAGGTGCTTTTGTTGTTTCATCTCCAGTCAAAGTATTTACAACTAAACCTGCTATATTATTTGAGTTGGTTGTTACCCTTCCATCTAGCTCTGTTATATTATTTGTATTTGTTGTTATTCTTG